ACCTCGCACTGGCAGGTCATGGTTGAGGGCATCAATTTCCGCGGTAACTACAATGCAGTCACACCGTACGCGGTAAACGACGTTGTTGCGTTTGGCGGCATTCTTTACACCTGCATTCAGAACAGCACAAATAACGTCCCGACTAACACAACCTACTGGGAAAAGTTCGTTGACGGTCTTCAATATGAAGGCAACTACAACAACGCAACGCCTTACCAAAAGAACGACATCGTCACCTACGGCGCACGCGCGTACATCGCGACTGCCACGACTACAGGAAACCTTCCAACAAACACATCGTACTGGCAAGTCTTTGCAGACGGCATCGCAGGTCTTGGGATCTATAACCCAGCGACTGAGTACAAGAAAAACGACGTCGTACTTCTTGGCGGCCGCACGTACATCGCACTTCGAGACACAGTCGGCGACGAGCCTGGTCTCACAGGAAGCTCTTCGGACTGGACCGTCTTTGCAGACGGACTCAAGTTCCGCAGCAACTGGAACACAGCGACTCGCTACGAACTCAATGACGTCGCTCTTCGAGGCGGCAACGCGTACATCTGTATTCTTGCTCACACATCTGCAGGAACGTTCAACGCAGACCTGACAGCGCTGAAGTGGACGATCTACAGCCAAGGATTCCGCTTCCGCGGCGTGTGGACTCCAGAGACCGAGTATCTTGTCAACGACCTTGTCTCTGACGGAAACTCGACATACGTCTCAAGCGCCGACTTTACATCTGGTGTTACAAGCATTCTTGACGACGTGTACTGGTCGGTCTTCGCGCTTGGTGCCGACTATCTTCCAGCTCAGGTAAGCAACGAGAACAAGCTTCTTTCAACGGATGGAACAGATCCGTTCTGGTCGTCTGACATCGATATTTCTGGTGACGTCAAAGCCGGCGGAGTTCTCTATCTTGGCCAAGACGCGTACACGATCGCGACGACTGTCGCTCTGCCAAACCTCATCGGCTTGGCCGTCGGCGATGCCGGTGGATCGTCTGAAGAATACACTCAGTTTGTCGTCTGGAACAAGAACACTGACGGTCTAGCCTCAACTGACCTCATCGTGCAGACGCACGATGCTACGGACTCCGACGGCTTCATCGACATCGGTATTACCGGCGAGAACTTTGACAGCGAAACGTACGGCATCACAGGACCGAACGACGGCTACCTGTTCATGGTCGCTCCGACAGGAACCGCAGGCGAGGGCAATCTCGTCTTGGCTACAGGCGACACCGGCACTGTAAACAAGATCGTCTTCGCAGCGGGCGGTTTGACATCTGGTAACACCCAGATGGAGATCATTCCAGACACAAGCGTGCACATCGAGATCGCTACTGCGTCGACAAGCACCACAACAGGCGCGCTCGTAGTTGCGGGTGGCGTCGGTGTCCAAGGTGACATGAACGTCCAAGGCGACCTCAACGTCGTTGGTAACCTCGCATTGAGCGGTCTTGACTACATCGGCGTAGGTGACGGAGCGGCCGAGTTTGGCGCTACGTTGACTAACCCAATCGCGACGTTCCAGATCGACGCAGATGACTACGCACAGGTCGCGTTTAGGAACATCAGCGACGCCGTCAACGCGTCGACTGACTTCATCGCGTACGCCGACGATGGCGATGACGACGACGGCTACATCGACATGGGCATCACGTCGAGCAACTTTGCCGATCCCGAGTTCACTTTGACTGGAGCTCATGACGGCTACATCTTCATGAACGCTCCGAGCGGCTCTGGTGGTGCAGGCAACCTCGTCTTGGCTACAGGTGCAAATGGCGTCGAGAACAAGATCGTCTTCGCAGCTGGCGGTTTGACATCTGGTAACGAACAGATGATCATCACACCGTTCCAGTCGGTGCATGTCGAGATCGCTACAGAATCGACAAGTGCTACTACTGGAGCGTTCACTGTAAACGGCGGTATCGGTCTTACTGGCAACTTGAACGTCGGCGGAAACGTCGGCATCGTCGGTAACGTCGACATTCAAGGTCAGATCACGATCGCGGGCGGCGGAACAACATTCGACACCGCAAACCTCGCGGTTGTCGACCCGATGATCTACGTCGCGCAGTCTAACTCGGACAACGTAATTGACTTTGCGTTTGTCGGCGAGGCAGCATTCCCGATCACTCCGATCGCGCGCACCGTGACAAACAAGGTCCTCACAGACAACATCGCAACGCTGACGGTCTCGGCGGCGCATACGTTCCAAGAAGGCGACTACGTCGTCGTCGCAGACGTCGATGCGACATTCAACGGAACTCATTTGATCACAGATCTTCCGACAGCCTCGTCGTTCAGCTTTGCTAAGACTGCAACAAACGTTCCAGCAGCGTCTGCTACTGGTACAGCGACTGTTTCCAACAGAGCAAAGTACTCAGGTCTTGCGAAAGACGCCACAGACGGAATCTGGAAGTTGTTCGCCGATGCAAGCACTAAGCCAGCGAATACGGTAAACTTCTCTGAAGCTGGTGTTCGCTACGACGACCTCCAACTCCGCAACATCACCGCGGTTGGAAACGTCGCGGTCACCGGAACTCTCAAGCAGAACAATCACGACGTTCTGACCAACGACATCGCAAACGCGAAGGGCGACATCATCGTCGCGACCGCGCCGGACGCGATGACTCGACTTGGTGTTGGATCTAACACGACGTTCATTCAGGCTGACAACACTCAGGCGACAGGTCTCAAGTATACAAGCTTGGCGACAGACACCGTCCTTGGCGCAGTCCAGGTCACGGCTTCCACCTCTCGTCCAGCGTCTCCTTCCATCGGTCAGTTGATCTTTGAAACAGACACTGACTACATCAACCGCTACACTTCTAGCGGATGGAAGGCTCTTGGTCCGGTGTTCATCGGTTTCACGACCGACGACAGTGGCAACCTCACGGTTGTCACAGGTCCGGACGGAACCTATAATGTTGGAGACTACACCGACTATGGCATTCTCCCAGCGGAGATGTCAGTGTCGGTGAACGCCTCCGGTCAATTGGTACTCACCTCGTAGTAGCAAAAAAGGATAGCAATGGCAACGATCAATCTTGGAAAAATCCGACTCAACTGGCGCGGAACGTGGTCCGGCGCGACCGCGTACACCGCCGACGACGCGGTGTACCTCAACGGTGACTCGTTCGTTGCTGTAGCGGACAACACGAACGCACAGCCGCTGTCAGCCGGTGTGCTGAACGCGAACTGGAACTACCTGTCGCGCGGCGCATCAAGCGTCGTGACAACGCGCGGAGACATCGTCTACCGCGGCGCGTCAGGTCTCACACGTCTTCCAGCCGGCACCGCCGGTCAGGTCTTGACAACTCAAGGCACGACAGGTGACCCACACTGGCAGGACAAGAGCGGCCGCCCGAACTACAGCGTTTACACAGGCGCCGTTTCGGTTTTGAACAGCGCGTCGCAGTACGGTCGCCAAAACGCTGGTTACGCGGTCGGCGGATTGATGAAGAACAACCACGGTTCGAACCCGGGCTGGGGAAACTTGTTCATGATCACGCAAGATCGCAAGAACATCAAGTCTGCAGGATACCAGTGGTACCAGAACCTCGGCACAGGTCACTTCACAGACCAGATCAGCAGCTCGACATACCCAGGATCGCGCTCCACGACCGGCCAGTATTGCCAATTCGACACGGCACTCGACTCCGACGAGTACTTCTCGTACGTTGTTCGCAACTACGCCTCGGCTGTTGCTGTAACAACAAAGGGTCGTGTGTACTTCACTGGCTACAACGGCTACGGCCAGTTCGGTTTCGGTGACACAACAACTCGCCAGATCTTCACGCGCTCGGCATACTTCGGCCCAAGCACCGGTCGCACAGCTGTTGACGTCAAGATCGGCAAGATCTTCTCGGGCTCTGACGGTCTCACGACGCCGTTCTTGGTGCGCACTTCAGAAGGTGAAATGTACGGTGCCGGATATAACGGTGCTGGCCTTCTTGGACAGGGTGACACCACAAACCGTACGGCGTGGACTCGTATCGGTGCTGCCACACTCAACTCGGGTGGTGCGACAATCACAGGATTCCAGTTCAGCAACAAGTGCGCGGTCAACAACGCGATCTGCATCGCGTGGAACTCGGCCAACCAGATCTTCGGTTGGGGCGCGCCGACACGCCACCAGCTCGGTCTGAACACAACAGCACAGCAGAATACTCCGCAGCGTCTGACTCAGCTCGAGTCTCTCATCGGCGCAGGCGTCACTCCGGTCGACATCTGCATGCCGGTCGGCGGCAACGACAACAACAGCGTTGTGACAGCGATCTTGATGACCAACGGCGACATCTACACAGCAGGTCAGTCCGTCTATGGTCAGCTCGGCATCGGCGGTGCAGATTCTCAGACGTCTGCGATCTGGCAGGTTGTCACGAAGCCGGTTGGCAAGACATGGTCGCGTATCTGGGCTTCAGGTGGAGAATCGGCGACGTTCTACGCTCTCACGACCGACGGTCTTCTCTACGCGTGGGGCTATAACGGCTATCGTCAAATCGGCGACACAACAACAACAAACCGCCAGACTCCAACGCTGGTCTCTGGTCTTCCGGCCGGATTTCAGGGAAATATTGAAAGTTTGTGGACATGGGGCGACTCGAACACGACTCCGGTTGGATATCACACCGTATGGGTGCGCACGACGACAAACCGCTGGGCCTCGTGGGGTTACTACGGCTTTGGCACGATCGCACAGGCGCAGATTCCAATCTCGTCATTGTTCGACGGCAGCAACGGTTCGTCAAATCCGCTTGAGATCACCGCGCAGCTTCCGGACTTCGGCGCAAACATCGTGAACATTGTTCCTGGCTACCAGACAGGCACGACCAGCTCGGCCATCTACATCTTGATGAATGACGGTCGAGTGTTCCACATGGGTTACGACGACAGCAACCTGTGGTCGGGAACAAACGACGGCAGTAACGTGCCCAGTCGTGTCTTCTATCCACGTCAAGTCACGCACTTCTAAGGAGAGATTAGTGCACATCTACACGTACATTCCAGACCTAGTCAACATCTCGTACCTGCAAATGGGTCCGTGGGAAGGCGGTCCAATTCAAGACCTTGGCTTTCACAGCGGACGCATGTATTTGAGATTTCCGTCAGCAGAAGCAGTTGCTTCTGCGATGCCAGAGGAAAGCATGGACTTTCGCGAGGCTACAAACGAAGAAATCGAGGCACTCGGGACACTGCCGGAGTACCCAGCGTAGCGGCTAGGTTCTCCGTTCGGAGAAAGAAGAAAAGAGCAAAATGGCAACTGTAAATCTGAGCAACATCAAGTTGAACTGGCGTGGAGACTACTCCGCAACGTCGACTTACACGAAGAACGATGCGGTCTTTTTTCAAGGCAGCTCGTTCTCTGCTAAGACCACTGCTCTTGGACAAGCGCCTCTCATCAACCCAGGGCTCGCCGACGGTACCCGCATCACTGTCACTGTTGTCGGCACTAAGTATCGTCTGACCGCGACGGGAGTCGGCACAGGTGACACTCCAAACCTGACGCTGACACGCGGGCGAACATACTACTTCGACTTCTCTGCAGTTCCAACAACGCATTCGCTTGCTCTTCGTCTTGGCACGGCAAACTCGACAGACACGGTCATAGGAGCCGCTCCAAACCGTGTTGACGTCGGATATGACACGTCGTCGATCGAGCACACTGCAACATACAATCGCCGGCCGTTCTCGACGCAGAACAAGGTGATCACCTACACGGTGCCATTCATCGACGCTGCCGCGTACACTACGTTGTTCTACGTTTCAGTTGACAACACCTCGAACTTTGGCACTATTACTTTGATAGATCCTACTTACCTCGAGGTCAACTCGGCGTTCTGGAGCGTCATCGCACGAGACTCTGAGAACTTCCTCACGACTCGCGGTGACCTCGTCGGGCGCTTGGACTCCGATGTTGGCCGCATCGCTGCAGGCGCGCATAACCAGGTGTTCACCACACAAGGCGCTGATGCTGATCCGACATGGACGAATCAGACTGGTCGAAAGCACAACATTATTCAGACGGCCAACTTCACTCTTCCGTTTGGAACAGAGCAGCAAACTTCAACAAATCTCATCACGCGGCGCGGTCGTATGCACGGCTGGGGACCGTCGTTCTGGGTCATGCCAGATCGCCGCTCTGCTAAGTCTGCAGGCTGGAACCGCCAAAACGGTCTTGGATATCACCACTATCCAGACACACTAAACACGACAACCTGGCCCGGTCCGCGCTATAGCACTCCGCAGTACGTGCAGTTCTTTCAGAAATTTGCCGACGACGAGCTCATCAACTACATCACACGATGGTCTTCAGGCGCGTGCATGGTCACCAACCGTGGCCGTGTGTACTTCACTGGCTACAACGGCTACGGCCAGTTCGGTTTCGGTGACACAAACAACAGGACACTGTTCACTCGCAACGCGTTTTTCGGTGACACTGAAGGCCGCACTGTTGTTGATCTTCAGCATACGCGTTCTTTCTCCGGCAGCGACGGCAACCTGACAGCCATTCTCTGCCTCACGGCCGAGGGCGAGCTCTGGGGTGCAGGATACAACGCTTGGCGAGTTCTTGGTCAGAACGACACAACCAACAGGTCGGTGTTCACTCGCATCGGCGAATCGACAATCAACCGACTGGGCTACACATGCTCGGGATTCGCGTTCTCTCAAGCAGAGGCCTACGGCAGCAACTGCATCGCGTGGAACTCTAACAACGAGTACTACGCATGGGGTGACAATCAGTCAGGCGACCTCGGGTTCACAAACCAAAGCGCTGTCAGTGTTCCAACTCGCATGTCTCAGTTTGAAAGCGTGATCACGGTTGGATCAACTCCGGTCGACGTGATCATGAATCGCTCGAACACAACAACAGCGGCAACTCGCTACACCAACGCGATCTTGATGTCCGACGGTCACATCTACACGGCTGGTCGCTCTAATCACGGTCAGCTTGGAACAAACGTAGCGGCAAGCACTGACTCATTTATCTGGGCGCGCGTCAACCGTCCTGCCGGCAAGACGTTCACTCGTCTTGTCGCGGCCGGCGGTGAGTCCGCAACACTCTACGGTCTTACAAGTGACGGATTCTTGTACGCTTGGGGCCTCAACAACTATCGTCAAATCGGCGACAACTCAACGACAAACCGTCTTGAGCCTACTCTCTGCTCAAACTTGCCAGGAGGCATTCAGGGTACGATCACAAATGTCTGGGCTCAAGGCGACAACAGCTACACAACAGTGTGGTGCGCGACGTCGACTGGTCGCTACTTCTCGTGGGGTTGGTACGGCAGCGGTTCACTTACTCACTCACAGCGTCCTAACCAAGACCTCTGGGAGACAGGAAGCGAGCCATTCGAGATCACGAACAACTTGCCATACGCGGGTGTCGGTCTCGTCGATGTTTACCCGCTCTGGGTTTCATCATCAGTACAAGCATGGTTCTTGCGCTATAGCAACGGCGAGATCTTCGCGGTTGGCTTCAACGACTACGAAGGCTGGAATCCGTCAGGCGGCGACGGGACCAACTACTCGGTGCAGACCGGGTATCGCTTCAACTACCCGCGACTGCTCACAAACATCTACCTCTGATACCGCATTTTTGTATCCGCGGTGATACAATTGCCGCATGGGAGAGTCCGGAGTAAGAGTAGCTTTCTACACGATCGCGCTCAATGAAGAACACTTCGTCGAGCGGTGGTACGAGTCGTGCAAAGACGGCGACTATCATTTGATCGCCGACACTGGATCGACAGACGGCACAAAAGAGACAGCTCAGAAGCTTGGCATCAACGTCATCGACGTAAACGTGATGCCTTGGCGATTTGACGTCGCCAGAAACGCGTCTTTGGCCGCACTTCCTAGAGACATTGACTATTGCTTCGCTCTAGACATGGATGAGGTTGTAGTCGGAAACTGGAGACGTGAGCTAGAGATCGCTAAGCTCAACGATGTTACTCGTCCAAGATACAAGTTTACGTGGAACTGGACAGAAGATGGAAAGCCAGGTCTTCAGTACGGAGCAGACAAGATCCACACACGCGCGAACTACAGGTGGAAACATCCTGTTCACGAGGTGATAACGCCATACGCTAACTTCCAAGAGAAGCACGCTTGGTACGAGTTTGAGGTGCATCACTTCGCAGACTTGACAAAGTCTAGGTCAAGCTACCTGCATTTGCTAGAGCTTGCTGTCAAAGAAGACCCGCACGACGATAGGAACGCGTACTACTACGGCAGAGAACTGTACTACTACGGTCGTTATGAAGAAGCGATGAAAGAGTTTCAGCGTTTTTTGCTTTTGCCGACAGCCACGTGGGGGTCTGAGCGAGCAGCTGCGTACCGATTCATGGCTAGGTGCAGACCGTCAGAATACGAATACTGGCTTCACCAAGCGATGCGCGAGGCTCCAAACGACAGAGAGCCGTACGTCGACATCGCGAAGAGATACTACGCAGAGAGAAGGTACAAAGAGTGCCTTGAGAAGATCGAGCGCGCATTTCAAGCAGCAGATAGACCTCTCGAGTATCTAACCGAAGCAGACGCGTGGAACTACGTGCCGTACGATCTTGCGGCTATCTGCGCATATTCTCTGAAAGAATATGATAAGGCCTACCGCTACGGCAGAACAGCTCTTGAGATGCAACCGCTAGATCAGCGTCTTACTGAGAACTTGAAGTTTTACCTTCAGGCTGTTTCTTCTTAGATTTTTTCTTAGCAGACTTCTTGGCCTTTGCCTTCTTCGCGCGCTCTTCTCTGTCTGTCCGCATAGAGTTGTAGGCCTCGACGGCGTTCGCGCTGGTCCTGCTTCTCCAGATAAACTTGCACTCTTTGCACTCAACAAGTTTCATCTTTGTCCACCGTCCGCCTTCCGGCGAGTCGGCGACAATGACATGAAGCTTGCTCGGACGAGCGCTGCAGTGCGGGCAGTTTGGAAACCGCTTTCTGCGTATTTCTTGCCCTGTGTGAGACACAGATAACGCGCGCCTAAGTTCTCCTTCGTCTTTTCCACCCCACACGCCGTGTATCTGCTTGTTTTCAAGCGCCCATTTTAGACATTTTGCGCGCACTGGACATGCGTAGCACACATTTTTAGCGTTGTATCTGTCTTTTGCAGCTTTAGAAAAGAACAATGGCTTTAGGTTGACGTTTTCTGGCTTAGCACACGCGGCTTGTTCGTGCCAAGAGATGTCGTTCAGTCCGCCGTCTTTGATCATGTAAACTCAACCCACGTGACTGGCAGAGCTCTATCAACAGTGTCTCCAGTGTAAGTAAGTCCTAGCTCATCAGATACGTAGTACTCAAGCGATTCGTCAACGTGCCCAGCAAAACCGTGCGAAATCACAGCGGTATCAACCATTCGATACCCTTCTCCAAGAGAATGAGCGATGCCTTCTCGTTGAAGTGATGAAGCCAGAGCTCTGCGCACTATCTCATTGTCTAGATCTACATGATCAACTGTAGAAAAGACAATCGAGTTGTCGATGTTCTGCAGGTAGCCGTAGCCGCTCCACTCAGTCCAAAGACTTTCGCCTATCCTAGAATCGCGCATGACACTATTGTAACTCGTGTCATATAAAAATCAGGGCATCTGCTACTGAGATTTTTCGAGAGCTTTTTTCATGCGATCTTCACGACGTAGTCGTCTTCGTTCCGAGGCTCGTTGACGCTTTCTGATAACCGGATCGTTGTTGAAAAATCCAAGAGAGAACCTGTCTTCATCTGTCTCTCCTCCCCACACGCCGAACTCGCGGTTTGTTCGACCGGCTTCTCGGCATTCTTCTAGGACAGGGCAAGTTGAGCAGATCTTCTTTGCCTTGGCTACTCGTCTAGCTTCAGCTTCAGGGCGTTCAGATAGCTTTGAATAGAACAGCTCAGTTCTTCCTTTACAAGCAGCCTTACTTATCCACGATGTTGAACTTTGTATAATCACCAAAACCTCTTTTTTATCTGTTATTGTCAGTTCGTCAACTTGCGCTTTACAATGCTTCTCAATTCACTTGAGTGCTTCTAGACAGGGTCTTTTACGTATCCGTCCTGGTGCGGCCAGACATACTCGTAGGTAAGAGGAGCAACGCCAGTATCTTCGGGCCAGTTGAACTTGCGGTACCAGTCGTAGTTTTTGCACAGTAGCGCTGTGCGGTGCGTAGAGCAAATAGTACTGAAATACGCTTGGTCGGTCATCCACGGCGGGAAGATGTAGTCGGTGGAGACTCGACCGAGCTCTGCGGCGCGGTCATACGTGCGCATTACCTTGTCGAGCAGTGTTGACTTGTAGCCGCGGCTACGCCACTCGAAGTACGTTGCGTTGATATAAGAGACAAGAACTGTCTCGTAGCCACGCCACATGCGTGACACTGGATGATTCCACCAACCTTTAGGATCACGATGGTTGCCGTCAGGGTCAAGCTTTGTGATTGTTAGCAGTGACTGCCAGCCTTCGAGAGTTTGCTTGTGTAAGCGCTTGTTGTCGAGCTGGCTAGCCACGAGCACAAATGAGTCTGTGCTGGTCAAGAATGTTTGCATACTGTCTTGTATATATTGTACTGCCTAATCAGCACAAATTCGTGACTATCCTAGCGGTACATGTTCCTCAAGACTAGCGATTCTTTTCTTTATATTCTTTGTCATCATACAAACAAGAAAAAAGTCAGCCACGAAGCCGACCACTAGACCAACAAAAAACCACAGCAAAGAGCTCATTTATCTGACTATACGCTTCTCGCAAGTGCACGTTCAAATGAGACTTGTAGCTGCGCGTGCCATCGAGCGATGTCCATCATTTTGTCGCGGATCTTCAGTAGACTGGGGTCGTGCTGGTACGGGATCACGGCGACTGGCGACTTGTTGGAGAACAAGCACGGCTCGGACTCGGCCATCAGCTTGATGAGCAAGGAAGGCTGAACATTAGTTGTCTTCTTTTCCTTCTCGTACTCTTCGATGTCGTAGGTGTCTTTACTCGTCATCTTTGTTGTACCAATTTTTCTTGACAAACGACCGGCTGAAACCTTTGTCGGTATCAATTAGATATTCACGATCTCCGATCTTTTCTCCCTGAGGCCCGCTCGGCGTTCCGTCTAGAGCGCTAGCTGTCGCGTCTCCGATCCATTTTGCCGCTTGCAGAGCGACCGCTTTGCCCCACGTCGCCGACAGCGGCGTGTAGTCACGCACAGACGAGAACTCCCAATTGTCTGGAAGGCCTTGGATACGAGCAGCTTCCCGGTGAGTGATCAATCGAGGAAGAGTTGGATGAATGACATGGTCAAGAGCACCGCCGGTGAGAACGTTGCACCATGACTGGCCGTCCCAGCGACACGGATTTGAGAAGCCCATGTAGAAATCTTTTGACCGGATCTTCTTTTCTTGAGCAGCCCACGTCTGCGGAAACTTGTTCTTATTCTTTTTCACGGCTGCCTTGAGCGCTTCGTCAAGTGGCATTCTTGCTTCCCAACCTTTGTTGCCCAGGACACCAAAGATGTCGTCGATGCGCGTCGCATTCATGTTGCTCTTGTTTATATGACCGTCAACTTTGCCGTTTTTATTGCGAAGAGACTTAGCAAACTTTGACGCTGCTGAAGAATAGCGCTGCGCTTCCCACTGAAGCTCGAGATCTGCAAGATCTCCAATAACGTCTAGCATTGTTGGCATTGTTTTTGGGTTAGTAACTTGCGCGCCAAACTTCATTCCTTTGCGAGTAGCTACCCAGAAGTACCGCGGGCGGTACGAGAATCCGCCAACTTGAAGATTGTTCATCTTGACGTGGTGAAGGTCGTACTTCTTTCCAGACAGATCTTCGACCATGTCTCGGTACTTGATCATCGCGTTTCGCCCCTGCGTGTAGGCCTGTTGCACGCACTCGAAGACAATCATCGACGGTTTTACTTTCGCGGCGTACCGCATAAACGCTCGAGTGTGCTCATGAGCCGCGGCGTCAGGTCCACGATTAGCTGGGCCCGACCACACTGACCAACCAGAGCAGGGAGGACAGCCGACAACGGCGTCAGCCTTCTGCACTGGCCATTCAGACTCGTCACTTGAAAAGAACGACGACCACTCATTGCCTAAGTGGTGTCTATTTACCTCAGCAACAGCATTTCCAAAGTCTAATGTTCCAGTTCTAAGCTGCATTTCGATACCAGCCTCAACAAACCCGAGACTCATAAAACCGGCAAGACCGTTACAGTCAATAAATGTTTTTGACATTATTTCTCTCTCTTTTTTGTGTTTTTTGTTTTTGTTGACGCAAGTCCAACTTCATACCCGCATGCGGCGTAGCCAGCGATATCAATCCACGTGTCACTTTGAAAGCCAGAGTTTGCAGCGTGTCTGCCAATCTTTACAGCAATCATTGCCATAGCTACATCTTCAGATGTAAACTCTCTTTCAAATAGTACTCCCCAGATCTTCGCAATTCTCGCAAAGTTTTCTTCTGGTCCACCGTATTGTTTGTCACGTTGGCCAGAGATATACTTTGCAGCAGATGCAAGAGCTTTTTCGCGCTCAGTCATGGTCGATCTTCATTCGTGCGAAGACGAGCGCTTTGTAGTCAGTAGCCTCGTTTGACTCGATGTTGATCTCAGTGTCTGCTGGAAGATCGTCCTCAGACTCAGTAATCTCATGCCACACTTCATTTGCAGCGTGAACGATGTCGTAGACCGTGCTGCCTGTGACTTCAAACTCTATGTTGATTCTCATTGAATCCTCTTTTCAAGAGCGTACGGTGAATGATGAGCGCCGTCGATGTGCGGCTGGCGGTCGTCTGTTGTGCGAATAATGATGTCGCCTGAGCGAATCGCCGTCACTTTTCCTCTGCGCCCGTTGTGAATAATGCCAAGATCTCCGTCGTACGCGTTGTAGCGAACACGCACCTCGTCGGCAACCTTGATGTATCCTGGTCGCGCCGGAACCCACACTTCGGTTCCGTTCTCTGGAACAAGCGCGTGGCCAAGTGCAAGTTTTGCAAATGTCTCTACTGCTTGAGAAGAGAACTTGTCGTCGTGCTTACTTTGTTCCCATGCTTTTAGCAGAGAAATCACGGTTCTGCCTGCTGCTACTCGAACTTTGGCTTTCGCCATCTGCTCGTTTACCCAGTCAAAGTTTACTTTTCTTTCACTCATTATTTGGCTCCTTTTGCGGGCACGCGTCTTCGCGACACGAAGATACGTCGTAGTCGTCAAGAGCTCGAGCGCACTTATCACACTTGACTCCTTCGGCGCGAACTACGTATCCTGTCCGTTGCCTGTTGCGGTTGATTTCCATTTTTTCAACGTACATCTCGTCAAGAGCTCTATCTGTTCCACCGACGGCACAGATTATGTTTGCTACAAAATGAAGAATGTCAACGCATTCTTTGATGACTTCTTTTCGGTCAACATACGGCTTGTCTGACTGCCACGGCTTCCACGAGATTGCTTTGCGAGCCTCTGCAAGCTCGTCGTCTATCGCGAGCATATTCCAGCGCAAATACTCAATTACTGCACGCAGCGACTCGTCTGAATCGCCATGAAACAACTCGTAGTCTACGCCGTAGTAGTCTTTTTGTAGCTCTTGAGTTCTGTGTAGCCAGTTCAAAAAAAGTTGCTTTTCACCAAGAATCACTTCGTCATACCGCCTGCTGTAAAAAAGTCAATGTTTTGTTTGTCGTAGGAATACTATCTAAGTATTGCTCTTTCTGTTGTACCGCGAGCTCGTACCTGTCGATCGCCGACAGTTCTTCAATTCCAGCCGCCAGATGAGCCCACGCAGAACCCACGCACGCACTGAGCTTCCAGTCTGTCGCGATAGGAGTAGACGCGTTCATCGCTTGAAAGTAGCGAGGAGACCACCAAGGGTTCTTGTCCCGTTGAGGACAGATCAAAGCGCCGAGAGATGTCGAGAGCTTTCTATGGACGTCTGAGTCTGTAGATCCTTTGTTCTCTTTCATTCTCTCGTGAGGAAGACGAAGAGTCTTAGTGGTGTCGATCGTCCACTGAGCTCCAATGTCGTCTGCAGCCCATACGTTGCGGCGCATTGCCTGGACGTCTGAAATCTTTGTGGCCTCGATGTACGCTGCATCCATGTTTAGGCCTACCAGACGGCCTCTGGAGGCCTCTGGCAACCCTTGTATGTCGTCATTGGACCAGGGCAGAGCTGGAAACAGAGTCATTGGCCATTCTTGGTGCAGTAATAGATCAATCGCAGAAGAGATTGATTTTTTGATCTTCTTGTCGTTGACAACTTCTTTGTAGAACTTTCGCTTCGAGTAGAACTGCTTGTACAGCGCGCTATTGTTCCTTTGAGCTGCTCGCAACCCAGTCGTGATCTTGCTCGGCATTGGAGAGTCAATAAACACGACAAGTGACTTAGATCTGGCCGTTTTGTCTATTGTTGAAAGAGCACCGTACACTGAGTTAGACGCTAGGCTTATCGGAGAGGCTAGCCCGACGAATACTCTAGAGTAAGAGTCTAGTTCTGACTGAGTCCATGTCGGATCTGGTTCTACTTGGTCTACAGCGTACCCAAGTGACTCGAGCGCACGTACAAGTTGAGTAGAGAACGACACTGTCTTATTGCCAAGTGAAGACGAGTGATGCGCAGACGTACACCCGGTTACAAGTACGCGGTCTTTCACTACAGACTGATTACTTTCTCGGCTGCTTCAATTCCTTGAAGTATCGCTTGGTCAGTGTCGATGTACACGTAGTTTGCAAGTCTACCGGCAGAAACCGCTTGAGGAAATTGCTCAACAAGCTCAGATTTGAGCCACTGAGCTCTGTTTTTGTTTGTTCCTTCTGCGTCATCAACAGGATAGTGCTTTACTGGCGCTCCCGGATACTCGTACGACAAGACAGTTCCCAAGAGTTCTTTTTGATCTGACATATGCTTTGTTTCAATGATACGAGTGTGAGCTACGTCTATGCTCGGCGTGTTTACGACGCCTGCGTCAAGCGCGTATCCGGTGTGATCTGCAATAAATCTATGCTCAAGCCGCACTCCTCGCCAAGACAGCGGTGCTTCATCAAGAAACTCGTCGAGAGGAGCCGTGACAATTACCGCGTCCCACGCGTCCCAGTCGACGGTATCTGCGGTGTCTTTCATGTTTGTGTACACGTCATGAGCAGCGTCATTGAGCATGTTCATGGCCAGCTTTGTCCAGCCTCCTCGAGGCCAACCTTGCCACTTGTTACGAAACAATCCAAGATAGCCGTCAGACCGCAGGTCGATACGCTTCGGAGCGAACGACGACGACAAGTTGCTTGGCTCTGTTCCCCACTGCTTGACCGTGTACGGATAAACAAACCACTGGTACAGTGTCTCACCCATGATCGAGACCGCGTACGTCTCGAAGTTCGTCTTGTCAGGCTCTGATGGAAGACTCTCAAGCTCAGAGGAGATTTTGTTCCATTCTGGAAGAGTTTTCAACTCGTCAATCTGCGGAGGCCAACTCATCAATTCGCTATTGATGACTGTTTTTACAACATGATGATAAGGAACCCAGTCTGAGTACTTCTGTAAGATTTCGATTACGTCATCATTGTCGGTGTGGCTGATGTGTGTTCCGTGTGGCTCGTAGAGTATTCCTCCCATAGTTTCTGTGCGAATTGCACCGCCTGCCACGGGAGCTGCCTCGTGCATCTCGACAATCCAGTCGCCTGTTTGCCGAAGTTGAATTCCTGCGCTCATTCCAGTCAACCCTGCGCCAATAATCAAAGCTTGCTTACGCACCTTTTGCCTCCGCGATTGACTTGCGCACTGCCGCCATGACTGTTTCTACGACTTGTTCTTTCGACGCTTGTGCCTTGAAGAACGCGTCCGCCTGAGCGTTGGCGAGTTCTCGTAGCTGCGGCTTGCTCATCGCCTCGATCGCCGACGCTTTGACAAGATACGGCTCTCCAAGCGGCGCGACCTCCGCAGGGTCAGCGAGCATGATCGAGCGAGTGCGGGCAGTGTACACAAATCGGTTTCGCCACCAGCCGCTCCCTGCGTGCGGATACTTAGGAGAAAGAACTCCCCACGACTGAGCGTAGAGGTCTACAAGTTCTTTCTCGGTGAGCTTGTTGTCGGCCTTGCTTTTCCGTGAGCCAATATACTCAACAGGCCAAGACAGCTTCATCTTCTCAAGCCACTTGCGCTGGTCGGACAATACGCCAAGAATCCACTGCGTCTTCCTGTCTTCGTCTGTTGGAATCACGGTGTGAAACTCCTCAGCGTACGGGCTGAGGTCTGTGTATACCCACTCTCTTGAGGTCAGTGTGTACGTGACTTTACTTCCGTCGCCCCAGGTGAACTTTGGCACAAGCGTGATCGGCCACGGTCGATCCATCAGTGCCTCAACCACCGGGAAGATTCGCGATACGTTTGCTCGTGCCCACTCAAGATCGGCGCGCGCTGAGCCTAGACTTTCTCGGACAAGGCGTTCTCCGCTCTTGATCTTCGTTATTGTCTTCAAGCTCGTGATGATGTTCTGCGTCTGCCAGTCGTCGATGTAGAACATAAGTCCGCACCCGTTCTGGCGCGCACGTGAGACTACGTCAAGCGCGCCGTACGCGTACGTCGAGCCGAGCGCAGCAAGTGCGATTTGACCGCATATGACGAGGTCGTAGCTAGAGATGTCTTCATCTGGCATCGCGCGTCGATGGTCGACCTCGCAACCTCCGTCACGAAGGATATCGGCGAACAAGTCGGCGACCGCTCCGTACTTTACTAGCTTTCGCGTCGAGCCAATGTGCTGCGCGGTGTACCCAGTCATCAATATTTTGATTGTCATGTTTTCTCTCCAGTTGTCGTTATGTGCAACAAGCGAGCGAGCAGATATTTAGTCTGCTCGCCCGCTTGCGTAGCTGAGTCTAACTGTATCTCAGAAGGGTGCCGTAGGCGGCACTGCTGCTCCTGCCGGTGCTGTTGCTGGCATCGGTGCTGGAGCTGGCTGTGGAGCTGGAGCAGCCTGAGGCGCCGGAGCGGCGGCTGGCATCGGAGCAGCAGCAGTCTGCGGCTGAACCGAGTAGTACGCTTTGATCTCGTTTTTCTTCTGCCCCTGCCACGTGCGAGTACCGACAGCAGCGCGGAATGGCCGACCTTTGAGGGTCTGCTCAATCTGAGCGTTTGTCGGGCTTCCGCTGAAGTAGTCACGAGTCAGACCGAGAGCTGCCATCTTTCGGAAAAAGACAGCAAGCGCGTTCGGGTTGTCCGTTGAGACAACGAGGTTGTCCCAGACAAGTCGCTTGGCGTGCGCACCAGTCTGAACCTGTGCCTTGACGGCGAACATGGTCTTTCCAGTCTGCGTCACCTTTGCTGTTGCCTCCACAATCTGGAGATCGTAATCTCCGTCTGGTAGCGGATCGTAGCTACCTGTGTCTGCGGCCTCTTTGACGAGGTCACCCCAGTTGAGTGTTGACATTGTTACTTACCTGCTTTCGCTGTAGTTGTTGCTTTTGTTTGTTCCGGCTTTGGGCCGAACACCATGTCGAGCATGCGCTCGATGCCCAGGTTCTGTTGCTCGACAATCTTGCCGAGTCGGCCCTGAACACGCTCACCTGCTTCGTATTGATTTGTTCGCTCGACGTACATGCGACGTGCTTTGTACGGCGGCTGAGTTGGATCTGGGCTGACAAACTCTTCAACAGTTATTCCGCCCAGAATGTCGTAGAAATACGGCGCTTGAATTGCGAGCTGTCCTTGAAGGTACGGACGAGCACGACCGTCTTGACTAGTTCGTGACATTGCTGTGAGGACAACAGCCTCGAGCGGTGCCGTCGGGTGCATTGTCAAGTCACGTAGGTCACGCAAAAGCGCGCCCATGTGACGGAGCAACTCACCCCACTGCTGCATCTGCATTTGGTTTGTCCCAGCGATGTTGTCCATGCACTTGACCTGCAGCTCGGATACCGAGTCGATAATCAGCGACTTGAACTGGTGGCGTCCAAGCTGGAGCCACTGATAGGCCTTGAGCACGGTGTCGTACTGCGTGACATTGACTACGCAAGTGTCCCATGATCCGTCGGCTACCGGCGGCTCTTCACGTAGTGGGTCCCAGTACTTTACTTGTATTGGAAGAAAGCGGTGACCGCCTTCAACGTCGAGCATTAGTCGTGGATACGGCGCTGTGACCGCAAACGTCGACTTGCCGACCTTAGACTCTCCGTACACCATGAGTGTAAGAGAGCGTTGGACGTTGTTTGTCATGTGTGTTTACTCGTTTCCTTTGGTGTCTGTTTTGTAGTATTTGTACGGGTCTTGGACTTCGTACATCTCGCTGATTGCTTGCTCGGCGGCAGAACCGTCGTCGAGCAGAGGACAAACAGCAAAGAACTGGCACTTCCACTTGCACTCACGGCTGGGGCGCGGATACGCAAGTAATTGGTGATCTCCTCCTTCGTCTAGTCCATCTTTTACTCGTAGAAGGTCTGAAATTGTACCGTGAATGCGGTTCCAAAAAGACCTAAGCGTAAAAGTATTGTGTCTAACTTCAACTTGGTCGAAAAACGGCGGACGAGCATTAGCAGTGCGCTTTACTTTTTTCAACATCGTAAAGATGCCACCTTCTGAGCGCTCGCCTTCTTTATTTTGCGCTGCTTCGAGCATCATGTACGTGAGGACCTGCTCGTTCATGTGAGCTAGTGAAGCAAACTCAGTAAATGATCCACCGACTGTCTTGAAGTCTCTGAACATCCGAACACCGTCACCTTTGCGGCGGACTCGCATGTCAAGCTTGCCTTGAAGCTCAACTCGACCGTCGAACAACGGCATGCGAATCGTCTCTTCAGTAGAAATCATGTCGAGCTCAGCGTCAATGCCATTCTCTTCAACCCATTGGAGGTAGCCTTCCAACATGATGCGTCCGAGTTCAGCTTCTGACTCGAGTTCAGTAGTGTCTTGAAACTGCGCTTGCGCCAGACCTTTGTCTACTTCTACAAGTTTAGCGTGAGCTTCAAGAAGTGGCACGTTCTTTGAGTAATACGCGTCTAATGCGGCGTGAATGCGAGACCCAAGAGCAAGTGGACCAACCATCTTTTGTTCTTTCGGTCGCAGTCCTCTGTAGTATGACAACCACCACTTGCGGCGGCAATCTTTGAATGTCTGAATCTCGCTGTTCGAGATCGTGATGACTTTCTTGTCTGTCATTATGAACCAGCCTTGTCTTCTTTGAGAATTGATAAAAGTTTTGCTTTGTCTCGGACAACCTCTTCAAAGTTCTCTGACTTGACGTCAAGAACTTGAATAACTCGTTCCTCGATTGTGTCTTCTGTTACGTAGTCAGTGATGATGATGCTGTCGTGGATCTCACTGCCGATGCGGTGCACTCGGTCCATTGCTTGTTTGTGGTCAACAAGCGACCAAGGACGCTGAAGCATAATCAACCTGCGCGCCGCTGTAAGTGTCACACCGACTCCACCAGCCTGCGCTGTGAAGAGGATCCATTTGATCTTTCCAGACTGAAAATCGTCAATGGCTTTCTGCCGCTCGTTTTCGTCTTGTGCACCAGTGATGAGACCGTGCGGGATCTTTGACGCGGTCATGCGAGCGCTCAACAGGTCGATCAACTGTCGTGACACTGCGCAGACTGCTACAGAGTCATCTCCAAAGTCTTCATTTTCTATATCGTTCATTAGCGCGTCAACTTTGCACGACGGCTCTGAGAGTCTGAGCTCAAGCTCTCCTGTCGCAGTGTCTGCTTCCATCTCGGCGTACGAACTAGCAAATTGAAGTAAGCGAGTCGTCTGAGTCAGCGGACTTGGCGCAGTTACAGCAGTGCCGCCTTCAAGCTCGGCAATCATGATTTCTCGCATTTGCTTATAAGCCTTGGCCTGCTTTGTTGACATCTCAACATCACGTCTGTCGTTGATTACTGGCGGAAGCCACGGAAGAACTCTAGATTTCAGCATTCTTCGCATTCGAGGATTTATGCTCGCGTAAAACTCGTCTTGCATATGCGCTTTTACTCCGATGACCATCATGCCTCCAAATGCGTTGAGCATTGTGTTGATCATTCGGTCAATCCAGCGAGTCTTGCTCGGCCATTCTTCTGGAGAAAGCCAATGAAGAATGGACCACAGATCAACTACATTGTTAGCGATCGGTGTTCCAGTCAAAGCAAACCGAATAGGAGCGTCGGCAGTAGCTGCCCACAGCGCGCGTGTCTGCTTTGCTTTAGGATCTTTAGATCTATGTATCTCGTCTGCAATAACTGCGTTGAAGTTGATTGCATTTAGCTCACGTGGAGTCACCTCGCATTGCTTTTCTGTCACGCTTTCATCGTGGCCGCCCTGCGCAACGCACCGCTTCAACGCGATTGATCCGTATGGCGCTAGTCGCGAATGAGCACGCAACGATTCCCAGTTGATAACATACACGTCTGCGGTGGATTCAAACACTTTGCGTCGCTGTGACGCCGAGCCGGTGATCACTTCGACATTTACGTCTGGCCACCAGCGCGCAAACTCACGCTTCCATGTTTTCTTTACAGTGTTTGGACAGACGATAAGCGCAGGAAACACAGGCGTGCCTCGAGACTGAATTTCAGCAAGAGCGCGAATAGCTTGAGCTGTCTTGCCTAGACCTGGTTCGTCTGCGAGCAACGCTCGACGCGCCGTGGCTAGAAATTGAATTCCAGCGCGCTGGTGAGGAAACATGTCGTCTGCGCCATCTATCGCTTCAACTTCTCGAAGCGCGTTGGCTGGGTCAATTCGCGATGACCTCTCGTTTGCTGCCCACTCTGATAGCTTTGACCCGATTACCAGGTCATCTCTGAATGTAGACCGCAAAGCGAGACATGTAGACCAGCCAAGCGGCACTTTCCAGGTTTGGGCTTTCTGGTCCCACGTGGCTCCAGGAAGGCTTTTGCAAAGCTCTTTATACCGCCACTCAGCCGCTATATTGACGTGCTTTCCGTCATCTGCGACTTCAACCTGTACTGCCATCTAGTGTCCTTTTGTCGACTTGATGTGTCTACTATATCATAGATACTACCTGAATTTGTCATCATCGACAAATTTTTTAGATAGTATCTAGCTAAGTAGAGCTTTCGGCACCCAGCCGGTTTTTACAAGACGAAGAAGACCGTGACGCATCGCGTCCTTGTCGTGACCATCAGTTCTAGACGTCCAGTAGCCAAGCTTCTTGAGAGCTTCGTTGGGGAACATCTTTTTCGCGTCTGCAGGAGACTGAAAGATAATCTTTTCTGGATCAAGAGAAGACGAGTGCACAATGTACTTCAAGATGCCGATCATCTCGAGGCTGAACGGTGCTTGAGAGTTCCTCACAGTTTGAGCGTTGATGATGAACCTCTCGCAGACGATATCTGGAGTAACTCCTTTATCTCTTGCGAAAAAGACTGACCCGTAGATCTCGTTCACAACATTCCACAAAGTGTATTCTCCAGACGACTCAAGCACAGGCTCTTGACCAGGCTCATGTGAGAACACAGCGATACCTGTTGTCTTACCGGGGTCGACAGCGATCACTATGTTCTTCATTAGTACTTGTCTCCCCATGTCTCAAGTGGACCGTCGATGCCGGCGGTCAGTGGAACATCCCAGCCCTCTCTTGTGGTCATGCACTCCTGCACAGTGCGCATAACCTCCTCGGCGTCTTTTCGCGGGGCGTTGAGCACGATCTCGTCGTGCACAGGAACAATAAGCATGTCTGTTAGATCAGCTCTGTCGAGCTTGACTAGGTTCGCCTTGAACACCTCAGCAGCGCCTCCTTGGATCAAATAGTTGACAAGTGTGTACACGCGGTCTTCATCGCACGGAAGTCGTCGGCCTGTCCAGGTGTAGACATATCCCTGCCCCTCGCTGCGAAGACGACGCATTCCAGCGTCTTCAATCTGGCGTTGGAACATCGACATTCCCGGATATCTACCGTCAAAAGCGTCTGACACTGAGCGCATCTGCGGTTCTGCGACGCCTGCTGTGAGCGCTTGCTTAGCGACACCTGCGCC